AAACCAACTGACCATACCAACCCTCAACCTCACTGTGCCCCAGAAAGTCTGAAGCTGTATGCGTTGCGACTCGTGCCGTTTTCGCTCTCTCCTTGGAGTAGGCAGGATCAATTGCCATAACCAGAACGCCGCGCCGCGCACGGAATCCTATGCCGGATCGGGCGCGCACCCACTCAACTTTGACCCGGATATCGTGGTGGCTTGCGACGGGTGGGAGGAGGACCCCGCGAGCTACTTTTCGCCGGTCGAGGCCGCGTCGGCGCCGATGTCCGTGCGGATTGATCAATAGCTCCGCAAAACAGTTATATACCGGTATATACCTTTTTTATGGCACAGATCCTCATACGCGAAATCGCACCCCGGGAGCGGCAGGAGGCACACCTCGCAGTGCGGACGCTGTACGGAATCTCCCTCTCCGCCTACCTGAAAAAGTGCCTGCGCGAGCTGCGAACGCAGGCGCGGGCGAAACACCCGGAACTGTTTCGATCGGTGGCGCTCAAGGATTTACCCGCCGTCGATCGAACCATTTACCGCCACCTGACCGAGGAAGGCCGGCGGACGATCAACGATCTGCGCCTGGAATTGGGCCTGTCGCGCGCCAGATTGCGCGAATCGCTCGACCGGCTGCAGGCTGCCGGATATATCGACGCGCTCGGCGAGGCGCGCCTGGGCGATAAACGCGGGGCAAAACAGCGGCTCTACGTCTCGCTCGACGAAAAATGAATTGCCGGCCTCGTGTATATTCCCCGTCGCACGAACCTCCTTGAAGGTGATTACGAGTGAGTAGATTTCGCCGATTATTCCTCTTGACGGGCTGGGAGCGCTTCCCAGCCCGCTTTTTTCTTCTTTTCCTCTGATCGCCCTTCCGAAAAATAAAAACTGAAACCGTGCCATTCTCCCCGCGATGAAAGCAGCGTTTCTCGTCGGAATCAATGCGTACAGGAGCGCCCCGTTGCGGGGCTGCGTGCCGGACGTCCGCGCGATGCTCGATCTTCTGACCGAGCGCTTCGGTGTGCCGCCGGCGCGGACCTACACCCTCCTGGACAAGCAGGCGACGCGCGCCGCGATCCTGCGGGGCCTGCAGTGGCTGGCCGCGCAGGGCGCCGATACTTCGTTCTTCGTTTACTCCGGCCACGGGACGCGCATCCCGGATGCGGACGGCGACGAGGGCCGGCAGGGAAGCGGCACCACGTACGACCAGGCGCTGGTCCCCGTCGATTACGAGCGGAGCGGCCTCCTGCTCGATGATGATCTGGCCGAAATCTATTGGACCTTCCCGGCGACCTCGAAACTCATTATCCACCTCGATTCCTGCTTCTCGGCGAAGGCGGAGCGCAGCCTCCTCGCGCGTGGGCGCGGTCTGTATGACCGACACGTCCGCGGCCGTGTGGACCGCACGCTGCCGGCGCGCCTGCTCACTGACGATCTCGTCCTCGAATCCCAGGCCCGGCGCGAGGTGCGCCGGGGCGCCGTGCCGATGCGCCGGCAGATCCTGCTTTCAGGCTGTCGTGATTTCGAGACCGCAGCCGACGCCTATCTCGGCGGCCAGTATCGCGGCGCGATGACCTTCGCCATCGAGCGCGCGATTGCGCGGCTCGGGCCGGAGGCGACCTACCTGCAGATCTTCGAGGAAGCCCGCCGGTCGCTCGCGCGGGATGGCTTTCCTCAAATTCCTCAACTCTCGGGGCCGGCAAGCTGGCTCCAGAGCCCTATCTACACTTAACAGGAGAAATCTCGTGGAGATCTTGAAAGACCTTTTGGTGCGGCTGTTTGTGAACTTTCGAACCTCGACCGATGGCGCGATTTACGCGGTCATCGCCTGGCTGATGGCCAACGGCGTCGAGCTGAGCGAGGCCAACAAGGGGAAATTGCTCGGCATCGGAACGTTGATCGTGGGGGCGTTTTGGAAATTCTTCTCGAAGGACCCCATTCCGCAGCCGCCGAACGAGGAGGCGTTTTCCCGCAGCGGCGGCGGCAGTTATCGGATGTTCCTGATCCCGCTGCTCCTGCTCGCCGTGCTGCCCTTCGGCGCCTGGCGCTGCAACAACCCGGAGGCCGCCGAGCGCACGATCGTGGCCGGCACATACGACGCGCAGCTCGCGCTGGAGGCCGGCGGGAAGACCAGTTTCGCGTTCAACTCGCGGGGCCGATTGGCGCTCCCGAAGCACAAAACCGCCGTCCTGAAGTTGAAGGGGATCTCGACGGCCTTTCAGGAGTTCGGAAAAGAGATCGAGCAATGGCCCACGCTTGATGCGGCCAATAAACCGCTCGCGATCGATGCGGCGACGCGGCTGCTCACGAAGGCCGAGATCATCGCGAATGATGGGGAACTCATCGCGATCGACGAGGAGACCCAATCGCAGGTCCGCCGCGGTGTTTTCGCGGCCATCACGATCGCGAACGGGATCAAGGTCGCCATTGCGAGCGCGCCGGTCGGAACACCCACGACGAAGGTCCTGATCGCGGAGGATACGGCGCGGAAGGTGAACGCCGAACGATCCCGGGGATTCTCCGATCAGGACGCGCTGCTCACTCAGGACGTGATCACGATCTGGAGCGACTTCTTGGTCAAAATCAAGTTGCAGCGTGGGCAGCCGATCGGCACGTTGCGAGAGTGGCGCGAGAAGGCGTACGAGGCGAATCAGGCCTTCTTCGCGGCGCAGCTCGCGCGCTGACGCTTTTCGATAATCACCCCGGCGGCCTCCCTGCGGACTGCAGGGGGCCGCGCTCCTTCAATCCCGGTCCGACCCCCTCACGCGGGCCTCTCAAGGCGAGAGATGACCGACAAAACACTTCCAATGGACGATCCCAGCAAGGCGCTGTTCACGGCCATGACGTTTATTCGAGATCCGATCCTATGGGCCGCGGGCGCCGCCGGAACGATTCTGGGGGTGACTGTCCCCGCGGAGTTGCTGACTTCCTCGCATGGGGTCTGGATTGGCCTGCTTGCCCTGCTCGGGGGCTTTTTTGGCAAGCTGTTGCAGGTCTGGTTGCAGTTCCGGCAGCAGCGAGCCACGGAGCATGAGAGTCAGGCGGCGCGCTTCGAGCGGATGCTCAACGAACAACGCGAGGACCACCACAAAGAAGTCGAGCGCCTGATCAAGCGCATCGAAAAACTTGAAGGGGAGCGCGACCGCCCATCTTCGTAGAGAATCGCCCCAAGGAGTGGGATGCTGCGGGGCGAGGATGCCGGCTGGACTGCTGCACGGGGGCACCAGTTCAGCCGGTTGAAAAATAAAACTCGAAAATCGAGTACAGTGCGCCCGACAATTCAACAGGAGCTCTCCCTTCAGGGATCGCAGCCCGACCAGTTCGCACCTCGGCAGAGGTGCGCCTTATCATTCCATGGCCAAAACCAGACGTCTGAAACCGTATCAAATCGAAGTCGAGCGCGGGAAGCTTCATGCCTGCTCGCGCGCGGAATGGGCGGACCTCGTCGAGCGCGGCCTCGCCGTGCCGGTTCTGAACGGCGCGGGCGTCCCGTCGCAGCGGATTGCCCGGTTGCGGCTCCAGCGCGGCCTTGCGGCCTTCCGGGTGCGCGGCCGGATACAGATCGTCGACTTGCGCGATCGGACGTACTGGGCGACCCACGCGCAAATGCTGGATCGGCAGTGGATCTATTCCGGCAATGGATCGCTGCCGCTCCCGCCTCGCGTTGTGCGCGAAGTGCTGGCCCGGTATGGCCCGGAGCGCTGGTCGGAGGCCGAGGAGGCGCTGCGGGAGATGGCGCGCGAGGGACGGCAGCTTTTGATCCGGGAGCAGTTCAAGTTTTGAATTTGAAAAAGCGGGCCGCAACCAAAACGAAAGCGCGAAAACCGGTCACCAAATCCGCGAAGAAGGCCCCGGCAAAGCAGACAAAGCAGACACCCAAAAAGCCGGCGACGGGGCGAACGCCCGGTACTTCCTGGCACGATCGATTCATCGAGATCCTCGGAGCATCGTGCAATGTCAGCTTGGCCGCGGAGGGCGCCGGCGTTGGTCGAGCAACCGCGTACGAGCACCGGGCCCAATTCCCGGAATTCGCGAAGCGATGGGAAGACGCCGAAGAGCGTGCGGTGGATCTCCTGGAGGAAGAGGCATGGAAGCGGGCCAAGGCGCAGTCCGACACGTTGATGATCTTCCTGCTCAAGGGGCGGCGCCGGAAGATTTATGGCGAAAGCATCGAGCACCGCGTTAAAAAACTCACCGACGAAGAGCTTATCGCCGAGGCAGCGGGCGCTTTTACAGGAGATGGTGCGGCGGGGGTTGACGCTCCCTGATTCCGCGGTCAGTCAGAAAGAGCGGGCCCGGCGCGCGGCGGAGCGAGAGCGGTGCGCGGCGGATATCGCGTACTGGTGCGACCGATACGTGCAGACCTACGATCCGCGCCTGCGGAATCCGCAGATCCCGTTCCGGCTCTTCCCGCGACAGGCGGAGTTTCTGCGCTGGGTGGCCGAACGCCGGGCCAGCGACGAGGGCGGCCTCGTCGAGAAGAGCCGCGACTCGGGGCTCACGTGGCTCTGCTGCGTGTACGCCGTGCACGCCTGGCTTTTCGGTGGGCAGGTCTCGATCGGATTCGGTTCGCGCAAGCTCGAACTCGTCGACAAGATCGGCGACCCCGATTCGATTCTTGAAAAGTGCCGGATCATTCTGCGGAACCTGCCGGCCTGGATGCTGCCGCCGGGCTTCAGCGTCGGGAAGCACGCGGGATACTGCAAGATCGTGAACACGGCAACCAAGGCGACGATCACCGGCGAGGGCGGCGACAACATCGGACGCGGCGGCCGGAAGGCGGTCTATTTCGTCGATGAGGCGGCATTTATTGAGCGGCCGCATCTGGTCGACGCCGCGCTTTCGCACACGACTCGATGTCGGATTGACGTCTCGACCCCGAACGGCAACGGAAACGCGTTCTTCAAAAAGCGCTTTTCCGGCCGAGTGCCGGTCTTCACCTTTCATTGGCGCGATGATCCGCGAAAGGACGAGGCCTGGTACCAGAAGCAAAAGCTCGAATCCGATCCGGTCGTGCTCGCGCAGGAGGTCGACATCGACTATTCGGCCTCGGTCGAGGGGATCTGCATTCCGGCCGAGTGGGTGAAGGCGGCCATCAACCTGCCGCTGAAGGCCTCCGGGCCGCGCGTGGCCGGATACGACGTCGCGGATGAGGGGCAAAACCGAAATGTGCTCGTGCCGCGGCAAGGACCAGTCTTCCTTGCTCCGGAATCGTGGAAGGGGCTGAAGACGACCGCGTCGGCCTACAAGAGCCGGGAGATCGCGGAAAGGCTGGGCCTCGCGACGCTTTTTTATGACGTGGTCGGCGTCGGCGTGGGAATCAAGGGCGCGTACGACACGATGGAGAAAGCGCCTGCGTTCAGTCTGGTTCCGATCAATACGGGCATGCCGCCATCGGAAACCGTGTGGCCCGACAAGCAGACGAGCGTGGAGAAGTTTTTGAATTTGCGCGCGGAAATTTGGTGGCTTGCCCGGACCCGCTTTGAGAAGACCTATGAGCGCGTCGTGGAAGGGATCGATCATCCGGACGAGGAGTGTGTTTCGATTCCGAATCACCCTGAGCTGATTGCGCAGCTCTCCCAACCGAAGGCCTTTCACACGGAAACCGGCAAGATCAAGATCGAGAGCAAGGAGGCGATGGCGAAGCGCGGGATTGAATCACCCGACTTTGCCGACGCTTTCGTCATGGCCCTTGCGCCCGTGCGCGTGAAGAAACAAATCAGTGTCGTGAAATGGGATTGACCAGCTACCTGAAAAACGTATGGGGCGCGCTCAAGGCGGTTCCGTTTCGCACCGACGGCGGAACGGGCAGCTTTCTGAATGCCATGCCCTGGGGGGCGAGTTGGACGCTATATCCCAATTCAAACATCAATTTCGCGCAGGAAGCCGGGCCGCTCACGGGCTCGTCGCTCGTGATGGCCGCCGTCAACTGGGCGGGAACCAATCTTCCGGAGGCGCCGCTGCAAATTTTGCGGACGACCCGGGACGGGGCTGCGCCCGTGCCGGATCATCCGCTGATCAAATTGTTTCGGCGGCCCAATCCCTATTATTCCGGGCCGCTGCTCTGGAAGGCCGGCATGCTCTCGTGGATCATCGACGGGAACATGTACTTCCGGAAGGTCCGCAACGCGTTTGGGCAGATCGTCGAGCTCTGGTATGAGCCCCACTTCTCGATCCGGCCGCGCTGGTCGCAGGACGGCAGCGAGTTCATCGGCTATTACGAGATTTTCCGCAATGGCCTGTGGTATCCGATCGACAAGGCGGACGTGGTCCATTTCCGCTACGGAATCGACCCCTACAACGACCGACTGGGGCTTTCTCCCGTCGCTTCGGCCTATCGCGAAATTTTCACGGATTCTGAGCGCGCGCGATATTCCGCGCTCACGCTGAAGAATGGCGGGGTGATCCCGTTTCTCCTCACGCCCAAAGACGCGGACGCGACAGTTGATCCCCAGGAGATAAAAAAAGAATTCGAGTACCGAATGCAGGGAGACAACATCGGCCGGATGATGGTTCTGTCCGGACCGATGGAACTGCAGGAGGTCGGCGCGACGCCGGACAAACTCCTCGTCGATAAGGCCTCGGTGATTCCGGAGGAGCGCCTCGCCGCGCTGATTGGCATTCCCGCCGCTGTGCTCGGGCTCGGTGTGGGCCTCGCCCAAACGAAAGTCGGCGCGACGATGCGCGAGCTTCGCGAGCAGGCCTACGAAAACTTCGTGATCCCCACACAGCGCCTGATTTGTCCGGAAATCGACGTCCAGTTGCTGCCGGATTTCCCGGGCTCCGCTGGACTGAGCAGCGCCTTTGACCTGCGCTCTGTCCGCGTCCTGCAGGACGATCAGAACGCCCTGGCTGAACGGCACGCGATCCTCTACGAGAAGGGAATCGAGACCCGTGCGGAAGCCCGGGCGGCTTTCGGTCTGCCTGTATCGCCGGAAGACGAGATCTACGTGACGGAAGTCAGCGCCGCGGAGTCGCCAATAGAGCCTGATCCCACCGAGGAGCCGGCGCGGGTAAAAGCCGCGCGTGTCGTGGCGACATTGGAAGAGGCGCACGCGTGGTGGCTCCGATCGACGCCGGAGGACGCGCACGGCCTGGAAGCGGCCGAGATCGTGGATTGATGCCTCGACGAGCGCAACAGAGCGAAGCGGCGGTCTATGCGTGGTCCCGAAAGCAGGGCCGCTATCAGTACCGCAATGGCCGGCCGGTCCAGCAGGACACCCTTTCTGGCTGGGTCGGCGCGGCGATTGAGTCCAGCCAGGGGCGCATCGCGGAGCTGACGGAGCGCCGCGTGGCCGGGACGATCAACACGGCGGAATGGACGATCGGGATGCGGGAAGAGCTTCGAGCGGGCCATCGAATGATGGCGCATCTCGCGCACGGGCCGGAGTTGAGCAAGCAGCAGCTGGGGCGACTCGGGGCCGTAATGCGGGCGCAGTATAAATATTTGAATGCCTTCAGCGCCGGCATCGACAGCGGAGATGTGCCATTGAGCGGGGCGATGGTGAGCCGCGCGAAGATGTATACGGAAGCGCTCTGGGCGACCTGGCAGAACGAAGGCACGGCCGCTCAGGCGAGACGCGGGAAGACGAAAATTATCAACATCCTCAATCCGAGCGCGGAACACTGTGCAGGGTGCCTTGCCGAATCAGCGCGCGGGTGGGTGGACATCGGCAAAGAGGTGCCGATCGGAGCGCGCGATTGTCGCGTTCGAGATCGATGCCACTTTGAATATAAATAGGGGCCAGCAGCGATGAGCGACTATATCTATTTTGGCGATGCCGTAAAGGCGGTGGACGATGCGGGAAAGGTCGGCGGCTATCTCGTGCTTTTCACGGATGCCAAAAACAAGGACCTCGACGGCGAGTATTTCACCAAGTTCACCTATTACGGGGCCCGGAACGGTGACGGCGTCGACACCGTCTTCCATCACGGGCGAAAGCTCCCGCTTCGAAAGAAGTTGCCGGCCGATCAAAAGGCGCGCATCGAGGCGCTCTCGGATCATATTTTCAGCACGCCGGTGAAGACCCGCGTCGAAGATGTGGGGATCTGGGCGGAGACCGTGCTCGACCTGGCGGACGAATACGAGGCGGCGGTCTATTCGCTGGTGCAGGCCGGAAAGATGTCCTGGAGTTCGGGCGCCGTCTCGCATCTGGTGAGAAAGGAAGCCGACGGCAAGATCACCCGCTGGCCGATCGGCGAGGCCAGCCTGACGCCGACGCCGGCGCGCCCCTTCTCGAAGGTGGCGGAAGTTAAATCGCTGGACGGCTTGAAGCTGGCCTCGCCGCTCTTTGACGAGGTCGCGGAAGACGGTGAGCCGATCCCGGACAGGCCCACGGGGCTGGCCGGAAAGCTGAGGCGTCACCTGGAAGACCTTGCCGATGACGGCCGGACCCGGGAGGCGATTGCCGCGCAGATGGCGGCGGAGGCGGGCCTGCCGGCGGAGAAGTTGGCGCAGATGCTGGCCGGCGACGCGCGGCCGTCGAACGCAAACCTGAAGGCTTTCGCGCGGGTCCTCGGTGTGACTTTCGATTCGCTGAAAGCCTACGCCGATCGCGACCACGCGCAGACGATCAAGGGGATGTTCGAAGAGGCGCTCGCGGAGCGACAGTTCTCGCGATGGGAGCTGGAATCCGTCTACGCCGACGTCGTTGCCAAGCTGGCCATGGCCGCGGCCGGCGCGAAGCGCGCGGGCGTGCCCTTCAACGTGACGGACAAGATCCGCGAGGCCACGCAGGAATACGCGACTCGTCTTCTGAATCACGCGCTGGACCAGACGGCGAAATATGTCGAGGAGGGCGAAAACGAGCCCTTCTATCTGAAATCGATTTTGACCGCCGAGGATGATTTGCACGGGCTCTCCTCGGCCGATCTGGATGATCACTCCTCGGTGGTGGTGTCCGCCGTTCGGGGAATTTGCGCGCGGTTCCGTGGCAATCACGCGAGCCGCGTCAAGTCGGGCCGAGTGCTCTCCGAGAAAAACCGTACGCGCATCACGGCGCTCCTGGATCAGCTGAAGGCAGTCGGTGACGACCTGCAGAAGCTGCTGGACGAGTCGAAGCCGATGGCGACGGAGACGGAGAAGCGCGCGGCGCAGTCGGAATTCTTGCGCCTGCAGGCGCGCACCAAACAACTGGGAGTGTAACCATGAAGAAATTGAATGAACTGCTGGCGGAGATCGCCACGAAAAACGCGCAGGTCTCGGACCTGTTCGACGCGGCGGACAAGCGCGGCGATGGCGTCAACACGAAGGATGAGATCGAGACGATCAAGGCGCTGAACCGCGAGATCAGCGAACTGGAAAAGCAGGCGGCGGACCTCAAAGAGGTGCACGACATCCGCACCGCGACCGAAGGCCGCTCGAAGGCCGCGCGGACGCCGATTCCGGGCGTGCCGTTCAATGGCGCGCCGGGCGGCAACGATCCGGGCGCCGCGATGAAGATGTCTCGCTCCCTCGGGGAAGAGATCCTCGCCGACGAGGGCCTCAAAACCTGGCTGAAGCAGTGGGACGGCCGGCCGCCGACACAGCAGTCGATCAACTCGCCGCGGGTGGAAATCAAGACGCTCCTGACCGGCGCCGGATCGACCAGCGCCGGACCGCTCGTCTTCTCCGACTTCAAGCGCGACATCGTCGACGCCTCGTACGCGCGACCGCTCACGCTGCGGGACATCATCACGATCGGCCAGACCGACAGCGACACCGTCGAGTATGTTCGCGTGACGGGCGTCACGAACGCGGCGGCGGCGGTCGCGGAAGCCACGGCGACGGCCGACGGCACCGGCGCGAAGCCGGAAAGCGCCATGGCGATGCTTCGGGTCTCCGAAACGGTGAAGACGCTGGCGCATTGGATTCCGGCCACGAATCGCGCCCTGGCCGATGCCGCGCAGCTCCGCACGCTGATCGACAACTTCCTCCGCTACGGCATCGAGGAGGAGCTGGAGGATCAGGTCATCACCGGCACGGGATCCGGCGAGAATTTCACCGGAATCCTGAATCTGTCCGGCACGACGGCGCAGGCGTTCAGCACCGACGTGCTGCAGACGACCCGCAAAGCGCGCACGAAAGTCCGGGTCACGGGGCGCGCGCGCGCGACGGCGTTCGTGATGCACCCGAACGACTGGGAAGCGATTGACCTCCTGCAGGACAACGAGGCGCGCTACTACTACGGCGGCCCGTCGCGGCTCGGCAATCCGACGCTCTGGGGCCTGCCGGTAGTCGAGTGCGAGGCGATGACGGAAGGGTACACGGTCTGCGCCGACTGGCGATTGGCCGTGCTGTGGGATCGGATGCAGACGTCCATCTCGATGACCAACAGCCATTCGGACTTCTTCGTCCGCAACCTGGTGGCCATTCTCGCGGAGATGCGCGCCGCGTTCGGCGTGATCCGGCCGGCGGCCTTCGTGATCGCCGACTTGACGGCGTAAACCTGACCGCGGCAAGACGGGCGGCCCATCCGGCCGCCCACTCTTTCATCTATTTTCATCGGGAGAAACAGCAATGAGCACGTTGAATGGCAGGGAGAAGCGCGCGGTCGAGATCAAGACGGCGAACTACACGGTGGTCGCCGACACTGACAATGGGAAGAGCTTTTCGAACGAGGGCGCGTCGGGCGCCATCACGTTTGCGCTGCCGGCCGCGACCGTCGGCCAGTGGTATCGCTTCTACGTTCTGACGGCGCAGGAGCTGCGCATCGATCCGAACGGCACGGAAACGATCGGCCTTCCGTCGACCGGCGCCCAGCAGTCGGCCGGGGCCTACAT